AAATTCATCTTTATTAGTTAATATTTTATTATATATCTTAATTATTTCTTTTATTTTTTCTCGTTCTTTGGCATTAGTTTCATTCTTATAGTCTTGAATAAAGTTTCTTAATTTATTTATAAGTTCATCGTAATAAATTTTTTTAAGTTCGATATTTAGATTACATAATTTCATATAATTAACACCGGTATATTTTTTCATTTCATTAATTATTTTATTATTAAAATCAATGTTATCTGCGCAAAAATATTTACCTGCTCCAGTTTTTAATATATCTTCAACAATAAAATCAGATACCTGAAAGTTTGGATTATTAATTTTATATAATGTTCGAGCTATTGTATTATTTTTTCCACAAATACTAAACTCTTCAGCTTTTCCTGGTGAATTATATTCATGGTCATATAAATTATATGTTTTACCTTCTTTATTTTTTCCTGTTTTTTGTGTTCCATCACTATTAAAAAATTTAGATTTATTATTTACTATAATAGTTTCAGCATAGGCTTTACTTTTATTTTCGTCTGGGAAAGTTTTTCTAAATTTATCAATCTTTTTACTTTCCTCTGAATTTTCGTCATACTCTTTATCAAACATTTTATTATACATTTTATTAATTTTGCCAATATAACCGTTAATTTCCTCATCGTAAATATCATTTTTTGATAATATTGTTCTTTCATTGTTGATCGGATCCCAATATGCTTTTATTATATTTTCTGCTTCAGTCTGTGTTTTAATATTTTGTTCAAAAGGTAAAATTTTTTCGGTTTGTACCGTAACTGTATTTAATTCATTCTTACCATTTTTATTAACAATTACTTCAGCAATAAACTGTTTTATTTTATACATTTTATTTAATGTTTCCATCAATTCGTCTATATTTTTTATATATATCTCAACCAATGATGTATGATATTTATCAGTTTTATTTTTAATTTTATCTAACTCTATAATAGAATTAATAATTTTATTTTTAATAACGGGAGATATTTTTTCTTGAATTTCAGATTCAGTTACTTGTTTTGTTGGATCTTTTTTATTTATATAAGCTAATGTAAATATTTCTTCGTCAAAATCTTTAAAATTTTTATTTAATAAATTTATCGCTGCTTGTTGTAATGGAGTTATTGCATTTGCTTTTTCTTCTTCTGCTTTTTTCTTTGCTTCTTCTTCTTTTTCTTCAGTTTTTTCAATTTTATGTTCTTTTAATATTGTTTTTAATAGTTTATTTTCTTCATCTTCTACTTTTACTGTTTTTGCTCTTCTAATTGGTACTGTGACTTCTTTTTTATCATCTTCATCATCTTCATCATATATATCTGTTTTTGGTTCACCTACATTAGATGATTGTGATTTTCGTGCAATATCTAATAGTCTTTCATAATCTTGTGCGCGGTTATAATATTCCCTATTATTTGTTTTAGTAAACATTTTATAATTTTCTGTCATATTATTTTCTAAAGTTTCTATATTAAATGTAGGTGAACCTTCACTGCCTCCTAAATTATCTTCAGAAATCATACCGCCTTTACTTCGACCAATCATTTTACGTAATGGTCTATATCCTAATGCTCCACGTCCTAAACGGACAAACGGGTTGTACCCGCCGTTTAAATGTATTATATATTGTTGCATAATATTATTAATACTTATAATTAATAATATATGTTTATATTCTTTTAACTCTCTTTTATACACGATATACTTAAATATCTCCATATTCCAATAATTCCAAAAAAAAGGCCGTTTTTACAAACATACTCTAATATTACTATTATGTAGATACTTTTTATAAAACTAACTTATTTTTGGAATATTTGGAATACTGGAATATATATATTTTAATATATAAACACAGAAATAAAATACTGAAATCATTTAAATCAATATTAATATTAATTATTATAAATGGAAAGTATAAAAGATTATATTAAAGAACAACGACCTAACCTAAGCAAACAAAGTATAAGCACTTATACTTCAATCCTTAAAAATTTATATATTAAGGTTTTCGGTGATGGCGATGACATCGACATTAAGAAGTTTTCTGATACAGATAAAATATTAGAACATCTGAAAACATTAGAACCAAATAAACGTAAGACAGTGTTAAGTGCATTGGTTATACTTACTGATAAAAAAGAATACAGAGATCAAATGTTAAATGACATACAATCATACAACGAGGAGCAACACACGCAAGAAAAAAGTGATAAACAAAACGCCTCTTGGGTTGAAGGATCTGAAATTAAACAATTAATAGATACACTAGGGAAAGAGGTCAATCTCATCTATAAAAAATTACTATTTACAATGCACGACTATCAAACCATACAAAATTACATCATATTATGTTTGCTTGGTGGTGTGTATATTCCACCTAGGCGTAGTAAAGATTATGTCGATTTTAAAATTAAAAATATTGATAAATCTAAAGATAATTATTTAATTAAAAATAAATTAGTATTCAATTCATATAAAACTGCTAAGACGTATGGGCAACAAGAAATCATCGTACCACCTGAACTATTAAAGATCCTCAGAAAGTGGATTAAATGTAACCCTACTGAATATCTACTATTCGATAGTAATAAACATCAATTGAGTAATGTGAAATTAAACCAACGACTAAATAAATTATTTGATCATAAGAAGGTCTCGACGAATGCATTGCGTCACACATTTTTAAGCGAAAAGTATCAATCAACTATTAAAGCTAATAATGATATGGCTAAAGATATGAAGGACATGGGTTCTTCTACCATACAGGAACGTGTGTATATAAAAAAATTATAAGTATATTCCAGTTATTCCATTATTCCAAAAATATTAAAGATTTTAAAAACTATATACATAAATACAATATTAGAAAAGGTTTGTAAAAACTAATATAATATTGGAATTTGGAATTAACTATCAGAATCAGAATCAGAGTCTGACTCGTATTTAACTTGTTTCTTCTTCTTTGCTTCAGTTCGTGGTATGTTTTTAAGAAATTCACCTAAATTGTAGTACTCTAACCATCCTTTGCGGTACTTCTTATCACGTGCTACTCTTCCGCCTGTTATAATCAATGGTCTGAGTTGAACACTTACTGCATCATTATAAACTGCTTTTAATTCATCTTTATCGAGATCTGATGACCATTCGTTCATAATAGCGGTTTGTTCCCTTTTACTTCCTCCTAAATCCAATAGAACTAAATAACTGCTATTTTTACGTACAAACTTAGGAATATCATAATAACTTTGTGATAAAAATATAACTGAACAATTCTTCTTACGTGCTCTCATGTAATATTCTTCTACATTGTTTAGGTTTTTAGATAATACAAGATCATCCCAAACAACAAGGTGGTTGTATTCTTTGTCCATGTCGTCAAGCTTAGGCGTATTACTCATTCCTTCTTTAATTTGTATTTGTTGGAACTCACCTGATAAATAATTATATAGTGGTTCATCTTTGTTTCGTGTTACAATTGTTATATCAGCGAACGTACCTTCTCCCGTACTGAATATCTTAATTAAATTCAATAAGAAGTTTGTTTTACCAGTTCCTGATGGTGCAACAACACACATTCTAAATGGTATTTTAATATTATGAAGGTGTTCATTTGGATTTTCTACTTTATCTAAATACTTTTTTGGTATTACATCATAAAAGTTTATTATTTCTGATGCATTAACTTTAGCTTTTGCTTTTGTTGGCATTATATTATATATACAATCTTATTTTTTATATAATTACAAGTTATAATACTTTTAGTATTATAAGTAAAACTTATAATATATAAAAATTAAATTATATAATACATTATAATATTAATAATGGCAGTATATAACCCTCCAACAGAAGATTTACCAATCTTTGATAATAACGTTTTTACATCTGGTAATGAAGTACTTACAGTAGATGTAGCTAATAATAACTATTTAAAGTTTCCAATTGCTCAAGGAGCGGAGACATTGACAGACATTACCGTTCTAGGAACTGGTACATTTAACGGTACCGTTAATGTAGATAATCAATTAATAGTAACCGGGCCTATAGTTGTAGCTGATGTATTCCCAGCACCAACACAAGTAGCCTTACTAACTTCATCTCAATTAACATTTACAGATGCTTCCACAACTAATTTAATATCGTTGGACGATACACAAATACTATTGTCTTCGACAGCAACACCTAATTCAATAGATATCAAAAATAATGTTATAACACTAACAGACGTATCAGGAAGCAATACATTAACAGCCGATGATTGGACAGGTAATATTAGAACAGTTAACACAACAGCAAACTTAACACATTACCTAAATTTTTCAGATCAATCAGCAACAGGATACGGTCACCCGCAAAAAACAGCAAGTATATCATGTAATCCAGCATTAGGAAGTATTACAGCAACAACATTTAATGGAAGTATTAGTACAGCAGCAACAGCAGTTGGTGTTAATCTTACAAGTGATAATACGGCCGGTGCATATTTCGTACCGTTCAGTAAGACAACAACGGCAACTGGAAATGCTCTATATATTGATAATTCAGTTACACCATTATCATATGATCCACATACATCTCGTCTTGCATGTAATGAATTCAGTGGTGATTTATTAGGTAAAGCCGAATCATCTACATTTGTAAATACAACAAACGATAATACAAATACAGCATATAATCTTGTGTATTGTAATGGTGTAAGCGCAAATGCGTCATTATTAATTGATAGTGTAACAGGACCACTCACTTATAACCCTAGCAGTGGGAACATAGTATGTACCACAGTTACTTCAGATTTACAATGTGCTTCGACCACCGCGGCGGCAACATTTGCCGGAACAACCCTTACATTTAGTGGTGGTAATTTAACTCTACGAAATGGAAACATAACATTTACAGGCACGTCAAATACAGTTACAACACTAAACCTTTCAAGTAATCGTAATAACGCTATGTATAACATAGGAATTCGTAATAACGGTTCACTGGATACATCATTTTTGACGGGATTAGGAACAAACATATTAACTACCTATTCATCAACCTTTCTCATCCCCGCCGGAAGGTCAGCGTTAATGCGTATTGTTGTCCTTACAATTGCGGGTGTTTCTACATCAGTCGTTAGTATTGATTTATTGACATAAACACATGTTAACACATATTATAATGTTAGAAGATTATAGCAATCCAAAGTTAGTATATAAAAAAGCACGTGATATGTTTGGTCCGGATGTGATCATACAACCATCTACAAGAAAATCAAAGAAGTATATGATATTAAAACCAAATGGTAGATGGGTTCATTTTGGTCAATATGGTATGGAAGATTATACAAAACATAAAAATTTAATGAGACGAGAAGCATTTAGAACGAGAAATAGAAAATGGGCTTATAGTAGTATATTATCGCCAGCCTTCCTAAGCTTCTGGATTCTATGGTGACTATTATAATAAATATATTCCAATATTCCAATTATTCCAAAAATATTAAGGTTTTTAAAAAGTATCTACATAAGTACAATATTAGAGTATGTTTGTAAACCGGGCTGTTTTTTTGGAATTTTTGGAATGTGGAATTTATAAATATACTTAAACAATAATTGATATATATTAATAATGAAAAAATATATATCAATTGAAGGAAACATAGGAGCGGGTAAAACTACTTTAATTAATTCTATTTGTAAAAGAACAGATACAATCAGTTTTATTAAAGAAGATATTAATAGATGGACGAATATCGTACCTGATAATAACCTACTTGAATTATTCTATTATGACCCCGTTAAATATGGCTATATGTTACAACATTGTATTATTATGAATCAAATTAAAGATATCAAAACATTAGGAACTAAAGATATTATTGTAACTGATAGATGCCCTGAAGCAGCTTCAAAGGTATTTACATATACTATGCATTTATGTGGTCAACTTACTGATACTGAAGTTATATTATTTAATAATTTAAAAGATTTATTATACACCAAAGATTTGAAACCATCATTATATATATATTTACGTGGTACTCCTGAAAAATGTTTAGAACGTATTAAGAAGAGAGGTCGTAAAGCAGAGAAGGATGTATCGTACGAATATTTAGAAATGCTACACCGTGCCCATGATCAATGGTTATTACATGATAAATCTATTAATGTTAAAGTTATAGATGTTTCAGAAGATATTGATATAGATGTTTTAACAGATCAAGTTTTGGAATTAATTAATTAAACAAAATATTATTATAAAATTATAATATTAATTATTTATAATAATGTTAAACAATTTAGAGATTACAACACCAAAAACAATAAGCACGATGACCGATCCTGAGGTTGGTAATAATCATTGGTATTTAGACATGGAATCCATATTAGAAAAGATAAGAAAAAATAGCGTCATATTATCACACCATCATAAGAAGTATTACATATATCTAAAAGAAAGATTAAAATATTTTAGAATTCCTGTTATTGTATTATCATCTATAAATACTGTATTAAGTATTAGTCTTGATAAATATACACAATATGCAAGTATAGTTATATGTGGTATTAACTTGATAGTAACTATAATTAGTAGTATTGAACTATTTTTAAATATACAAAAACAAATAGAAAACAATTTAATATTACAATCTGGTTTCTATACTCTATCAATTAATATTTATAAAATATTACAATTAAATAGAACAAATAGAACTGTTAAAGGCATAGATTTTCTTAATGAGTCCTTTGATGAATATAATAGACTGTTTCATTTAAGTACACTACAAAGTATAAAAGATAGCTTAACTCCACTTGAGAAGGAGTTAGAAGATGCAGAAAGTCCTAATAGTTCAACCATTCACAATGAAACAAATATATAAAAGCATATTTATGTTATATTACATTATGGTAAATAGATATAAGAATGACAAAGAACCTCTAAGTGAGAGCGACCTATGCGGAGAAGGCTTTTACGATTCAATAAAAGATACAGTAAATAAAGTAGCAAGTTATACAGATACTGTATTACATGGAAGGAACGACTACCCACCGAAAGTTAGAAACTTAATTAAAATACACGGCGACAAGCGCATTACACGAATAACCATCGATAGAACACCAGTACCTAGTGTTTTAACAAGTGCTCTCAATGCTGTGTCATTAGGTGCATTCAAAGAAAGATTTGATAAATTACCTTATGATAAATTATTTCATCTAAGAATGGATCTAACCTTATCTGATAATACCAGAATAGCCGTTGAAAAGAACGAAGTGATTAACATGTATTTGAACCCTAAGAAAAAGAAAGGTGGTGAACAAATAGATGTGATTTTTCGCGAGACTGACCTATCCCTTAACAAGTTGTTAGCTGGTGGTTATACAATTCAAAAAAATAAATGGTTTGGATATTCAGCAAATAATAATAATTGTCAAGATTTTATATTAGCTTTAATGAACGGTTCACGTATTGGTAATGAACAAGATAGACAATTTGTAAAACAAGATACATCAACATTATTTAAAAATGATTCTTTCTTACGTAAGTTCTCTAATACAGTAACAGATATTGGAGCTAAAGTTAATGAACTAACAACCGGTACAGGTATGATATATAAAAATAAATTATCTAATAATAAATATATGAATAAACATTATAGTAGCGATTCTGACTCTTCTTCTGACGATTCTGGTTATGATTCACCTCCATCTAGAGGTTGTGGTTTACACAATGAAAATAAAATTATTAATAAAATAAATAAACTTACAAATATGTTACATAAACATCAACAAGTTCATGGAGGTAAACTTAACTTTATTAATCCATTAAAACAACTTATACATACAGTTAAAAAAGGTCATTCGTCGTCTGGTACTGGTGATCTGGTACACATCGATATTGGTTCACATAATGCAAAAGGTGATATTGAAGGTGATGGTATTAGCGGTGGTAACGTAGCATTAAGGCAATTACTTGAGAACTACAAGAAACGAGAGGATGATGATCTTAAGAAAAACATGAAGCAATTTTATAAGGATCGTAACGATGAGATTGCCGCTTTAGGTAAGAAAGTCAAAGCTCTACCTAAATATGGGAAGCATGTAGGAAGTGGATTTAAGAAAGGATCACAAGAAGCAAAAGATCACATGGCTCGTATCCGTGGTTTACGTCGCAAATAACTACACTAACTATTAAATATTAATATTCCAATATTCCAATATTCCAAAAATAACACTATATTTTAAAAAGTATCTACATAATAGTAATATTAGAGTATGTTTGTAAAACGGGCTGTTTTTTTGGAATTATTGGAATGTGGCATAAACAGATATTTACTATATATGATATATGAAATACTATATATACAAGATTTATGATAATAACAATAAAGAAGAGTTCTACATTGGGTCTACTAAGAATTTTAGTTCACGTATGAGTCACCATAAGAAGAATGTACGTAATAAAGTAGGTAAGTTATATTGGTGTAAGGTTTATCAATACATTAGAGCTAACGGCGGATGGGACAATTTCACTAAAGATATTATAGAAGCTGGAACATGTAGCGATTGTAAATTTATTAAGCAAAAAGAACAATACTATATAACATTACATAAACCAACATTAAATTCTATATCGTCATGTATAACAGAGTTAGTACTTAAAGATATATTATCTAATAATGATACGGTAAATGTTCCTGGTCCTTGATTGTTTTTATTCATTTGATATTCATTGATAACAAGGAAACCGTGCCTATGTGTTTAATGTATATAAATATATATTAAAAATCCACGCAAATATATTTTTTATATACCACATAGGTATTTAAAAGATTATTTATATAATATAATATAATGACTACTGAAGAACCTAAGGTAATTTTTAATGATTCGTCTATGTACGCCTCTAATATTGAATGGAGAACAGACATTAAAGAAGAACCAATTAATGAATATGAAAAGAATATGCTATCTAATACTAAAAATACTACTCAATTATTAGAAGAAGAAAAAGAAGAGAAACCATTAGAATTAACAGAAAAACAACGTGAACA